GTGAACATCTGCTTCTGCAGCTCGTTGAACGGGATCAGCGCGGTCGTCACGTGATCGCCCCCTCGATCTTACGAGCGATCCTCTTGGGTCCAACCTGCTTGGCCCACTGAATCGTAGGCTCGACATACGGCTGGGCCGGAGAACGGCTCGTACCGTTCTCCACGAACACCGCGTAGTCGACTCCGCGCGGTCCGACCGTCCACGTGTCGCCGACCTTCACGACCTCGATGGATTCCTTCAGGACGCCGGTGTCCACAGGCACAATGCCCTTCATGTGGTCCTTGGCCTCCTCTGCGAACTCCTCGCAGGCCTTGTCGGTGGCGCCAGCGATGCGGTCGGCGATCTGCTCCAGACGGCGACGAGCCCCGCCGATGCCGCGTGCGTTGATGCCCATCAGATGTCCTCGCCTTCCTCTTGGAGAAGCTCGGAGTCCGCGCGCCGATAGACGCCGGGGGTGCTGGGCTCGTAGACGAGATCGACGCGGTACGCCTTCCCCAGGCGGCGAACCTCGTCACCGCGCCGGATGTTCTCGTCGTGCTCCAGATAGACCTTGTGGGTCATGGTGCCCCCGGCCTGCTGGGCCTCGAACTGCTCGGCGCCGGACGCCTGATCTTGCACCGGACGTTGGCGCTGACGAGGGACATCGAGGTGGTGTAGCCGCCCTGGCCATCGCTGACCTGGGTCCGCCTGTAGATGTCCGCTCGCTGCTTCAACAGGTGCGACGTCATGCTGGTCACAGCACCGGCCTCCAGGGGATCAGCCCGTCGAGGTCGCCGTTCTCAGCCGTCCAGCGTTCGCCGGGCGTGAGCGGGTCGATCGTGCGGGTCCGCTTCCACTTGAGCTTGGTGAGCCAGCGCTGAGCGATCGGCGAGATGATCGCCTGGTCCTCGGTCGATCCGCCGCTACCTGCACCCGGAGATGCATTGCTGTAGCTGTAGTCGCCGAGGGTCTCGCTGGTCTTCTCCGGTCCTGTCGTGCCGAACTCGTCGCCGTGCTCCTTCTGCCACTTGGCCTGCCAGGAGACGGCCTGCTTCAGGATGCGGAGGGTGCGGTCCTCCAGCTGATCCTTGATGCCGTAGTGGATGTCGGTGAACAGGTCGATGATGGACTGGGCGCTGTCCAGATCCGACTGATAGATCGCAACACCGGCGATCTGTGACGCCTCAACGGGCGTCGCCCAGGTGCTTGCCATGCCGCCCTCCTCGGGTCGTAATGCGGGCTAGGCGGGCGCGTAACGAGCGAACGGCCCGGCACCCTCGCCGGGTACCGGGCCGTCCGTGTTCGGGCCTTAGGCGCCCACGTAGGGCCGCGCCTTACGAGTTCAGGCCGGAGCCGTCGTCGATGAGGATCGCGAACGCACGCGGGTGGCCGACCGCGAAGCCCTTGCGGACTCGGGTCTTGATGTTGGCCTCGTCGGTCGTGGAGATCGCGGCCGGGATCGGCTGGGTCTCGACCGGCGAACGGTCACCGACGACCAGGTACTCCCGGTTGCAGACCACCAGGAGCGGGGCACCGGCAGGGGTCGCGGTCGCCGTGGCGGACACGCGGAGGCCGTTGCTCCAGTAGATCGGCGCGTCGAACAGGGTGTCCGGCGTCCCACGGTCGCCGCCCTGGCCACGGACGAAGATGGGCATGCCCTGGTCGTCCTTGACGTTGCGGAGCTGCTTGCGGAACGTCGGGTGAGCGAGGACGATGGTCATCGACTCGTCGAAGTAGTCGCCGTCCTCGTAGACGCCGAAGGTGTCGGACAGCTCGTCGTACGAGACCTGACCGGCGACCACGGAGCCGTTGATGTTCTGGTTGGCGGTGTAGCCCAGCGGCGCGTCGGTCTGCGTGAGCGTCCGGTACACGGAGGTGTAGGGGACGGTCGGCGAGGACTCGGCGCCGGAGGTGGCGACGCAGGCGTTGTCGAAGTACTTCGCGTAGGAAGTCGCCCAGTCGACCTTCTTGGTCTCGATGATGTCGGCGGCGGAGTCGTTCAGGTCCTCCTCCGCGACGGTCAGGAGGCCGGTGTGCTTCCGCGCGGTGAGCAGGATGTCGTCGTTCTCGTCGTCCGAGGAGACGTAGGCGCCGGACTTGTTGAGGGTCTTGACGGCCATGCCGCTGGAGCGCGGAACGTTCTTGGTCGCGGTACCCATCGGGGTGTGCCGCGCGTGGGCCTCGACGACGGAGACCTGGTTGACCCGCTGGATGACAGCGGAGTCCATCTCCTCCGGGATCCAGTCGTCGAAGTTGTCCGCCGCACCACCGGCGATGTGGAAGATCGGCTGGCCGTTCTTCCGGTAGCCGACGATGTCGCCGGGCTCGAATTCGGTCCACACCTTCGCGGCCTGCAGCTCGGCGTCACGCAGCGCCTGCTTGGCCTGGAGGGCGTTGAGAATGTCCGACATTCTCCACTCCTTCTGTCGTAGATTGTCAAATGCAAATGGCCCCGATGGACCCCATTTCTGGTACCCACCAGAGCCATTCCGCACGGCCAAGCGACCGGACGCTAAGGAGATGATACCCCATTGCGGGATATCAGTAGTCGTACCCACCCATAAGGCGAGCCGCTGCCTCCTTGGAGGCGTTCGGTCCTTCTTCGAGATACTTCTCCAGGCGTCCGAGTTCTTCTATCTCGTATGCCTGACTGGAGATCATGTTGGCCGCCCTGCTGACGACGGATGCCGGGCGGTCGGAGCTGTCGCTCGCCTTGAGGTAGTTCTCAGCGATCTTGGCTCCGGCCGCACAGTGCGCCTTCAGGTCAGCGATGAACTTGGCCTCAGCCGCGCCGATCGCCATGTCCTGCTCCTCGTGCTACTTGATCCCGCGCAGCCGGTCGGCTGCCTTCTGGGTCGCGGTCTTGACGACCTCCTGGGCACCCTCGTCCCCGCCGTCCCCGCCACCGGCAGCCTTCGCCTTGGCGGAGGTGCTGGCCTCGCCCTTGGGCTTGGTCTTGGTGCGGGCACGGACGGGGCCGAAGAGCTCCGGGAGTTCCTTCTTGAGCTGAAGGACCTGGTCAGTCAGGTCGATGGACCCGTCCTCGTCGTCGATGTCGACGTCCTCAACGTCCACCATCCTGACGAGGCGGTCCACCACCGTGGCACGAGCGCCCGCAGCCATGAGCTCCGAACGCGCGGCCATCCGAATGACCACCGGCTTGAAGGAGTTCTTGCCCTCCTCCTTGGCCGCAGCGATCAGGTCGTTGATGCGATCCTGAGCGGCCTTGTCGACCTCGCCCGATGCACCGCCCTGCTCCCGGAGAGACTTGAGCTCCTCGGTCAGCTCGGCGAGCTTGGTGTCGTAGGTCTGCTTGTCCGCCTCCAGAGCCTGGATGCGGGTCGAGCGGTTCTTGCCCTGGCGGAGCTTCTTCAGGTAGGCGGCACGGAGTCGCTTGACCTCGGCGGCGAGTTCCTCGGGGCTCTTGCCCGCGTCCTCGTCGTCTTCGAGGTCGTCGTCCTCGGTGTCGTCTTCCTCCGACCCCTTGTCGTCCTCCTCGCCCTCGTCCTCGTCCTCTGCCTCGCCGCCGTCGGCGTGCCAGGGCATGAACGGGTCGGACACGGAGTACGGGTGGGCCCAGCCGGTCACCAGTTCCTCGACGCCACCCTCCAGGAGAGACGGGGCGGACAGAGCAGGCGCCATGCCGGGGCGTACCAGGTTCTTCGACATACGTGTATCTCCTTGTTATGGAGTCGGAACGCTCCGACCCTTGGGGAAGGTCCCCTTCTCGGCCGCCTTGCGAGCGGACTCGAGAACAGTCTTAGGCAGTTGAGGATTTGTCTTCAACAATTCCTTCAGTGCACGAACTCGAGATGCGTTGCTTTCGGAAGGCAGCGAGAATCCTCGTGCTATCGATCGCTCGGCCTCTCGTCGTGCGGCCTCGGGCAAGGATACCTGCCCCGGCTTCTTCCACGATGCCTTCCATGGAACAGTCCGGCATCGACAATTGGGATGGAGAGGAGGGCGCACAGCAGGAGCGCTCTTTTCACGGGACTTTGGATCCCACGACAGGCCGCCGGGGAAGTTCTTCCCCTCAGCGATAATCTCTCCAGCATAGGCTGTGCACCGAACGCAGGCATCTCGGCTGCATACCCAGACTTCGAGCTTGGGCTCGTCGTCCTTGGGCAGAGCCTTGGCTGTCGCCTTGGTTGCCTCGTCCACAGCTCTGTTGACGTTCACGGAGATCATTCGCTGGATAGCGGTGATTGCAGAACGAGCCGTGGCCAGTGGTGCCAGCAGCCCTCGCAGTCCAAGTCGGAGCACCGTCGTCGGGTTCAGCAGCTTCTTGGCCGTCGCCTCAGCCGCCTTGACGGTCTTCCCTGCGGCCTGAGCGTCCGCCTTAGCGGCTGCGGGCGGGTCGGGAAGGGAAACCTGAGGGGCGGCCTCTCCC